CACTAAACCCACCACTCATACCGTGACGAGCAATGTCTTTGACCTCTTCGATGTCATCAAAGCGTTCTTCAAGTGCGTTGAATAAACGGTTAGTCATAATTACTCCGTGTTGTTAGAGAGGGTTGAGTCCCTCATGCTGCCCACTATAACATGGGCAGGAAGAGAGCTTCAATTATATGAAGTTTGGTAACTGTACTTCATCAACACATGGGATCCATGGTGACTCGTGTCCAGTCCACTCACATGTTACACCCTTAGTCTTGCAGTTGTGGTTGACCCACTTACCGATGGACTGCTTGTCATTAGCAATGATACTAAAGATAGCACGGCGTGAAACATTTGAGTATTCATAAATGTTACCATCGTTATACTGTACTGAGCATTTACCCTCAAGAGGATATACCCACAGCCCTTGTATAGCTGATGATTTGTTACATTTGATGGACTTCATGTTGTTAATAAAGACTCACTCAGTGTGAGTCAATACTAGTGGTGGGAGTTGAACCCACCGCCAAGCCTTTACTTGCCTAGTTTCTCTACTTCATACTCAAGATCTGCAAGTGAATCTAACAAATTACCTACTGGAGTTCCATCCAGTTCTTCATATGCTTCTTCACTTAATTCATCTCTTAGTTGTTGTAAAGATTGGAGAACAGTTTCAACTTCACCGAGGATGATTCCAACATTATCAACTTGGTCAATAATGCGGGTAATACCGTCTTTGATGTCGAGGTTCATGTTAATCAATCCAAGCTCATTGCTTGGTAAGTGTCGATAGTAGGACTTGCACCTACATTTGTCAACCTCTTAGCGGGATGGTTGGATATCACCCGTGTCGGATGGTACAATTCATGCAGCAATAGTAACACATTTGAACTTGTCATTTAATGTAACACCTTTGTGTATCGATTAAAGATCTGCAAACTCTGACTAGTGCATGAACGATTTCTCATCTGCGACCAGTTGCATCACGACTTATCCACCGACTCTTGCGGCTGCATTGCGTGTGTGCTCTGT